CTTCATATGCTTCTGCAGTAGTATTAACTGCACTAGCAGCACCATCCAGAGCAAGCACCGAATAGAGTTTCAACTTCAGTTCATCCTATGACTTGAAGTTGGTAGGGTCTACAAACTCATTCAATCCATACTGCTTTGCCCACATGCTCTCTAACGCACTATCATCATCTAGAAGAGGTGCAGGAGTTTCGAACTCTGACTTATCATAGTTACGATAGCCTTCTACGTTACGAATCTTTAGCTTAAAGTTAGCACCTTCCCAGAAATCAAATGGATTGATCGGCTTCTCATCTTCGAACTGCGGGTTCATAAGATCATTGAGTTTATCAAAGATCTTTTTACCATAACGATAAAGGAATACCTTTCCTTCATTTTCAGGATCAGCTGGGTCTTTTACGACGTAGATATTAGAATAGAAAGACAAGCGACGCTTTTGTTCACGTACTTGCTGCTTATTAGCTTCTACCCCTGAATTCCAGAGCATAGTATTATACTCAGATACAGGGTCTTTCTGACCAATAGTAGTAAGAGATCTCTCAATATACCATTGACCTTGAGGGCCTTTAAAGCCATGATCCCATACACGTACGAATGGTACATCTTCACCTTGCGGTGCAGGAAGGAATCGAATAACGGCATAGCCATTACCTGATTTATCTACTTCTGGTTTCCAGAAGCGATCATCAGATGAGCCGCCTTGTTGTTGAGGATTTGCAAGCTTATTAAGTTCTTGCGTAAGTTTGTCCAGATTGGACTGACGAGACTGTTTAAGGTCTGCGAAAGATGTCGCCATAATCATTTCTCCTTGTATAGCGTTGTATTACGTTGTATATCTTCGTATCCACTTATTACATAATATAGTATATTTAGCTGAAATGTTCAACTACTTTTTTCTTGTATCGGGCAGGTTCAATAGATAAGAACGGCTGATACTTAAGCATTTTGTTCTTAATATCTGGCCATAATGTATCATCTTTTAACTGTTTATCCCAATACTTGAAGAACTGAGTCAGCATGTTTAAGATGATAACTGTTTCAATACAGATATCACCTCTTAAGTATAGCCTCATTAAATGTGGATGGCCATACTCAGGTACTAGGATATTCTCATCGAAGTTGTCTTTGAGTTTTCCTAGATCTTCAGTAAAAGTGTAGAGAAGGCTCTGCTGGCGTTTTAACCATTGTCTGTAGATTTCTTCAGGAGAGCTTTCTTTAATATCACCTACCCAAAAGTTCACATCACCGTCAACCATATTGGCTAGCAAGAGCTTCTCTACGTCCTTTAGTTTTGAAAATTTGTAAAAGAAATATTTGTCACGTCTTTTTTCAAAAGCATCGCGACTTAATTTAATCTTACCATTATATTTGAAGTAATCATACTTTGCTGAAGTAAAATGATTCTTCAGAGCAATATACTTCTGATATACTTCAAAAGGTTCCATTCTTAGCGCTGTCCTCATATCGGTAACTTAGCTGTTGCTCCACCTTTAATCAATCTTAAATCAGCACATTCTGCAGCTAGTTTAGCTTTTATAACAGAACTATTTTTCACTAGTGATGCTACTGTCTCTACTTCAAGACTGTTATTGTCTATGTATAGTAGAATAGCATCTAGATATTCACATCGTTTTTCTTTAACTATCTCTTCAATATCTTTTGAGAATTGAGATGTAGTCTTAACGGATCGTATTTGCATTACTTTTCCCATCTGTAGAAGATATGATCTTCTATTTCAATTGTTCTTGTTTTCGTAAATCGCCACTCAGGGAAAACATAATCAGCATGATAATGAGTAGCACCATCAGTAAAGTCTTGAAACTTATAATGGTATAGTTTGAAGGACATTGCAAGTAAAAGTTCGTACAATTCTTCATCTTGTGGAGGAATTTCATCACTTTTTCCATCACAAAACCAGGAGAACTGGCACTTATGCCGTATAGGTATAAGCACCTCTGGATTCTTCCAGGATGGTCGTGTAGGACCTTGCATGATTACTTGGCAGACTGTATTCGGATAGCGTCTATCATCCACTCTATTCATTGTTGTTAAACCTACAGCTATCTGACCAGGTGTAGGTTGGTTGCGCGCTTCCCAATAAATGTTAGTTGCCAAACATGCTATTTCTTGTTCCATTGAGAATTTAGGATCTTCTGCAGCCTGGGCATTCATTAGCGCTGCAACTGCCATAATATAGAACTTAAACATCACTTCACTCCCTCTCAAAATATACTTTATTATAAGCTACTCTCTTTTAAATTGCAACTGTTTTTTCTCGATTGCTAATTTGAGAAATACTACTTTACTTTCAAGGTCTACATCTTCAGGGAACGCTGGTTCTAGACACCAGTGATCTCTTGCTTCTTTAATACGAGCTTTCAAAATATCTTTTTGTGATAACATATATTCTATATTAGTCATAGATGGTTATATCCTTAGCAGCATTTTTTTGTAATTGGACTGGTTTACAATATGCTGTAGCTTTATGCTCTTTTGGAATAGCGTAAGAATAATTGTAGTTGCCATAACGTTTAGCTAGTTGAGATGCAAAATAGTTACACCGTTCTATACTATATAAATACATGTCCTGACTAACTACTCTACCAGGGTCACCTAAAAGCAGCACTAGGACAAATACATGCATCATCTAATTGATAAGAACCATGCAAACCATATTATAGCACCAACTATGATAGAGATCAACACTATAATAGCAGACCATTCTACAAATGCTCTTCTTCTTGCTGCTTGTTTATATATTGTATCTTGTCTATCTTTTCTAATTTTAGCTTCCATAGCAATAAGCTGTTGCCAGGCGCTAATACCCATAGTAAAAGAAATATACTGTCTTAACTCATCTCTTTGCTGCTCCATTTTCATTTTTGCAGCGAACAGTTCCATTGCTTCTTGCTCTACTGAGCCTCTAAAAGCTAATTTTTTAAAGATAGGGGGGTTTTAGCTTGTTTTTCAGCTTCGGTTATATCTGATACTGCCGACATCCAACGACCTATATCACTTGCCATGCTTTCTATATCACGGCCAATTTCAAAACCTTTTTTGATCGTATTGAATGCAGCACCAGCTGTTGCCATAGCTGTTACTGGATCAATCATTTTCTCACCTTAATTTGCTAATGGATTGTCCAATGATCTTTGGAGCTTCTTAGATAGTCTATCATCTAAGGCTTTAAGATCTCGCTCAACTTTTGCTTCTAGGTCATCCATTCTACTAGTACTTGATTCTTGCAATCTATTTGCTTTTTCATCATAATCATTTTAAGAGCATCTCGTTTATTTTCAAAACGCTCTTCCGCATTATTAATAATAAGACGTACTTCTGCTTCAGTCTCTCTAACTTTATCTTCTACTCTATCTACAGTTTTTTCAATTGATAGAATATCATCACGTAAGTCGCCTTTTATATCTCTAGTATAATCTACTGCTTCTTCTAATTTAGTCTCAATGATTTGCATTCTCTGCTCAAAACCACCAATTTTTTCTTCATACTCTTGTTGTTGATCTACAAACTCAATTGCTTGTTGAACTTTTTGATACATTAAGAAACCACCATATAGTGCTCCTAACACGGAACCTAATACAGCTACAAGAGCTGAAATGCTCATAAAAGTTACTTTGATACCGAGAATTCTAAACTCTTTTTGCTTTAAGTTCTCGATACCTTCTTCTAGATTTTCAAGTTCTTGTTCTAGGTCTTTTGCCATATTGGTCTCCACTCCCAATCAGGTACTTGACTCCAAAAATGAGTAGGTGATATAAATGTAGTCTCCCATAACGCATTACTTACTCTATATTCAAAATACAAAAACGTAATATAACCAGTACATAAAGCAATTAACAAGCCGGCTATTAGCATTTGCATTTTAAACCATTTTGAATAGTGATGCTCATCATTCCAGTCGCTCATTAACACCCTCCATCTTCATCGTATTTTTTAACTCTACCCCAACAAGGATCCACATTTCTAAGACTGCCACCTGGTACTTTCCATTGTGGGTTTTGATCTAAGAATTCTCTCGTTGCTTCTAATTGTGGAATGTATATTCCATATACTCTGGTATTCGTTAGACAATCAGCCGCTTTGTTAAACGGAAAATCTATCATACGTTGCTCTACAGGTAAATTACGGTCATAGCCGAATGCATCTAAACAATCTTTTGCTATTTGATTTACATTTTTATCTAAAATAATATCCATTTGATTATTTACTATTTTGTAAATTTTGAAGCCGTTTTAATTCAGCTTCAAGTTTAAGTATCTCTAATCTTTTACGTTGCAATTCAATTTGATATAAAGTATTGCAATTAATTCGTTCTTTAGGCCCATCTAATGGTATTGTTATTCGTGCATATACACCTACATCTTTAGAAGTATCGCCGCTATTACTGCTAAACGGAGATTGATAGTCATCTATAATGCCAGTGACTCCAAACTCTAACTGAGTAGATCCTCCAATAGCATTCTTACAATCTAGTTCACCAGCTCTAAAACTATCTTGACCATAAGTTTGCGGTGCAGAAGGTAGTGCTAAATTTAATGAACTACTATCTGCTAATACTACTGTCGGCATAATCACTAATAATAATGTCAAAAGTCTTTTCATAAACTTAATCCTTAAACTTTGAGCATATCATCGAGGATATACCTGCGTTTGCTGGATAATCTTCTACCACTTTTGATCGAGAGCATACATATACTGCTCTATCTTTATCTTGCTTTCTAATATAAACATCAAACTTAACTCGTGAAAGATATTTTAATTTGAATACTCTATAAGAAGTTACAAACGGTATCGGAAACCACTCTTGATCGAATACTGCTACTTCATAATATTCTACATCGCTACGCTTGTTAAACATTTCCATTTGTGTTACTAGAAGATCATCTATATAAGACGTTCTCCATTTAGGATACGTTGGTACCATTTCATGTGCAACAGCAGGAAATGATAACAAGCTTAGCAATAGAATAATAAACAAATTTTTCATATTATTGCGCGATGCAAACCGCCTCTACTTGCGCAACATATGTACCACCAGGAAATGCTTTATTACCTCCATAAGTAGCGGATGAACTTGATTTAAACCAAGTTGAACCTGTTGCTGTTAGGTCATATTGTGTAGTTTGACCAAAAGTAACTTTATTTGTTTCATACGAGCCCATATTAGTAGCATCACTTACAGCACTAACTTCAGTCGATCCTGTCCAAGTAACAGTATCACTTAAAGATGGGCTAGATGAAAACTCTGTTGGGGTTGTAATTTGAGCATAGTACGCATCGGCTAATGTGACATCATAGCGGACAATTGGCTGTACACCACCATCTGTTGCTGCTGTTGTCAGACTATATGCATTTGGGTTTCCATAAACACCAGGAGTGTCTACAGAAATAACACAGCGAGATTGTACAGTACCAGTAATAGGTACATTTTCCGCTTGTGCTGAATATCCAATAGCCGTAGAGAGGTACAATACTCCAGCTATAACTATTGACTTTTTGAACATTTAGTTCTCCTACCTATTGTACTGCATATCAACCATTCGTTGATGCAGTATTTGTTGTGCAAAACCATTCCGCAGGCCTTGCTTGTTATCATTAATTTGTCTATCAATCAATACTACATTCTCTTTATACTCTCCACCTGGTATATTTGATACATAATAACTATTCATATTTACTGCTAAATTAATAGATGCTAAAATTTGTGATTGTGCAAATGCTTCGGCAAATAATGCTGAATTATCTACTGCTGCTAGCGCTGCTTCTAATCGCATTTCTTTTTCATCATCTTCTTCATCTTCATCTTTTACTTCAGCTTTATCATCTTCTTCATATACATCTTTATCTGTTTCTGTAGTAGCTCTTTGGACCGCATCATCTTTAGTAGCATCATATAAATCTTCTATCTTAACAGTCTCTATTTCTGGTACTGGCAATTTATATCCAGGACAGTTCGGATCATATTGAGGGTTATAGCAAGGATCTACTTTAAAACTATAGATAACAGATGCGTCTTCTACAGTACCATTTCCTTCTACTTCTATTGACCCATCACCCCAAGCTTCTCTTGGAACATTAGGAATACCAATTAATCTTCTTACTTCAATACCACCAGGCGCGCCAGACCAATCATCAGTCTCTCGCCATATATCACCTGTACCATCTGCACGCTCATTTCCTATATGAACTTGCATATCATCGGCTGTATTTTTGTTTGGAGTATAGCTATAGAATACACCATTAATATCTAACCCAGGAGGGGCTGGAAGTATATCAGGCATACTCCAAGTATGCCCACCTGCTGCAGCGTTACCTGTTGTACCATAATATGGTGCTATACTATCAGAGAAGCAATAAGAGGGTAAGCAAACCACCAAACCCGTAAGTAGCAGCTTCTTTAGCATCCATCGACTCCTCTTTACCATTCTTCTCATGCTTATCTTTGAATTCGTGAGATTCCCATCCTATCTTAGCAGCTTCGCCAATCTGACCTTCATACGGACATGGAGTACCAGCCATCATCATAGCATCGAAGACTGCTTTGTCTTGACACATAACTGATACAGCGGCAACTTTCATTCCCATATCATATAAAACTTTGGATTTTTTTAAGCGAACACAATTCTCTTCAGTAAAGGTAGTACCTGCTGAAATACCTAAGATTTGTGTTTGAACTGCACCTGCTACACCAACTGTACATAAGTCGTTATTATTACCGGCACTAAATTGTGGCGATATTGCAGATGGAGGCGGAGACTTAACGGTTGTTTCCATTGAACCGTTTGTCGTGATTGTGCTGTTGGTAGTCGATTCAGTTACGATTGGTTCTGCAATCGCTAGTGATGTATACATGATAAAAGCAGCAGCGAATGCTAGCTTCTTAAACATCATTTTCCTCTCTCAAAAGTCAGCCATAAAAATAGCCATCTCATATGTATTTATAAGATAGCTCTCGAGAGTTTAGAAAAAAGGTGGCGGATTCTGTTCCGAGGCTCCGCCGGGCCCGGAGATTATGCTGCTAAGCGCATCTCAGGTGCAAAGTTATCGTTTGCATTTAGTCGTTTTCTTGCGTTAACCCAGCT